GATGCTGAACTAAAGAAACGCTTGAAAGATCTTCTTAAAGACTCTTAAACTCAGTTTATGCAGACAAAAACCCTCGACGATCTTCAGACCGAATACATGAAACTAGTAGCCGAATACGGCGATAGACACTTCAGAATCGTGCGCGAAACTAAGGCCATCAAAGAACTAGAAGCAAAGATGGCTGAACTCGACGCCGAGTATCTCAAACTTCCTAAAGAAACTAAAACCGAGACAACTGATAGCGCAGCTTAATGAGCGCAATTCTTATTCGAGAGGCCGAAGCTTCCGATGTCCCATTCATTATGGACTCGTGGCTTAAACGGGCCGTAAACTTTCGAGATTCGCGTATGGCAAGCGATCACGCTTGGTTTGTGCACTACAGGCCAGTCGTAGAAAGATTGCTTCAAACGGCGAATTGCAAAGTTGCAGCTTATGCCGATATGCCTCATCAAATCTTTGGCTACATAGTCTTTGAACAGGGCCCAGTGATTCACTGGCTCTTTGTAAAGAAGCTTATGCAAAACATGGGAATCGGATCGAAGCTTATCGAAGACGCCATTGGAATCGATAAAGACTTCACGATTACGCACTTCACCGACGATGTGCCGAAGCTCTATCGAAAGCGCAGGGTCACTTATAACCCTATTCTACTTATGAAAGGGCACGCATGAACGAAGGACAGCGAAGAATGTCTGAACGTTTTTTCGGTCGTTTTGGGAAGATTCCCACCCCTATGTGCAATGTCTGCTCAAAGCCTGTGAATGAATTCGGCATCACTTTCAATCCGGACAACAGCAGCATGAGCTTTTTAGTTCAGTGCCACGGAGAGAAAGAGGACGTAGTGATGTGGTTCGACAAGATTATGTGTTTGCCTGAAGATACAGTTCCCGTTGTTAAAAAAGCTTTCGCTAACCAATCGAAACGGAGAATCATCATATGAAAATCAAAGAAATCAAAACGTCGTTGTCTGTGTATTTTGCGGGCTCGGAGCGCTTTCATTTTGCCTCAGGGATTAGCCATCTTCACCCACACGGCCTTGAGTTAATCTATCAAGACAAGCCAGAGGGCGTCATAGTCAAAACCAAAAACGCCGAAGTCTGGGTAAACTTAGCTAACATTTCCTACATGAAGTTTTTTGAAGAGACTGCAGAGACAGAAGGGGATGTTTCACGTGAAACAATTAAGAAGCGAGGACGCCCAGCAAAAGTTGATACCGCTATCGCAAGCTGACCTTCTCGCCGAAGCCAAGCGCCGCTTTATCGACAAAGACCTAAAGCCCGTCGACATTCTATTCGAAAAACAAAAGCTGTTTCATCGGGACTCTCACCGATTTAAAACCGCTTTAAACACACGAAGAAGTGGAAAATCCTTCCTTGCGGCTGTGCGTTTACTTGAGGCCGCAAAGACTGGGCTCTCTCAAAATCCATACCTCGCATTGACGCGAGAATCAGCCCGAAGGATTCTTTGGCCCACTCTGACTGACCTCATTGAAAAGTTTAAGATCCCATGCACTCCAAGTGAATCCTCTCTCACCGTTTCCTTTCCAAATAAGGCCGAGATCTTTTTAGTAGGCGCAGATCAAAAGAACTTCGCCGCACGCTTACGGGGTATTAAAGCTAAAAGAGCCGTTATTGATGAGGGGCAGGACTTTAAAGACCATCTAGGGGATTTGATCGATTCCATCCTTATTCCAACCCTTGTCGATTTCAATGGAGAACTAGACATCTACGGCACGCCTGGGATTAGACCCACTGGGTTCTTTTACGAGATTACGACTCAAGAGCGTGGCTTTAAGCAGTTTACCTGGTCAGTGCTAGACAATCCCTTTGTCCCGAATGCTCGGGAGTTCATGGAAGAGATTTTAAAGCGCCGAAACTGGACTAAAGAGAATCCAACTTACCGCAGAGAGTGGCTTGGGGAGTGGGTCCTTGATCTCGATGCGCTGCTCTACAAATTTAATCGGCAAAAGAACACAGTCTCAGAACGCCCCTCCGGCATTGCTTGGACTAATATCCTTGGCATTGATTTAGGCTTTAATGACGCCACGGCCTTTGTGGTTATGAGTTACTCAGAATCTTCAAAGCAAAGCTTTGTTATACACAGCGAAGCGCAGTCGGAAATGATTCCGTCGGAGATTGCCGAAAAGACTAAATCACTTATGGAGCGCTTTAAAATAGCTTCTATCGTTGCCGATACGGGAGGGCTTGGAAAATCTATCGCCGAAGAACTAAGACGCCGTCATGCACTACCAATTAAAGCAGCCGAAAAGGTAGACAAAGCCACTCGCATTTCTTTCATTAACGGCGATTTTATCGACCGAAATCTTTTTGTGCTCTCTCATTGCAACGCTTTGATCGAACAACTTGAGACCGTCGCAAAAAATGACAAAGGCTTAGAAGATGATCGAACGCCCGTCGATTTGTGTGATGCAATGCTTTACGCTTACAATGAATCAAAACACTGGAGTTTTGAACCAAAAGACCCCAAACTTAATCCGTATTCAGAAGATTTTATTCTCGCTGAATTGGAAAAGGAAGCTCAACAGATCATTGCCAAGCGCCGAGAACAAGAACTAGAGGAGGAGCTTTTTTGACTTTGGCCGAATTTAAAAAACTACTGTTGTTCGCCCGTAAAAATAAACTCGTGAAAATCAAATGTGGTGAGTTTGAAGCCGAATTGTCACCACAGTCCTGGCTCAATCGCAAAGAGCAAAAAGCCTTCGAAAACCTTCTTTCGCCCGATTTTAAACAACCAGTAAACGACGAAGACCTGTTTTGGTCTGCGAAATAAGGAGATTTTGTGGCTCGAAAACTTGATACCTATTGGTGGAAGAAAAACAAAGATCAGCTTCCCGAAACTGTTAACTCAATCGTTACCTTCCTTCAGAAGCAGCAAAATTATGTAACCGAAGAGAACGTTAAGCACATGAAGCTTTACGGTAACGCTGACATCTTTGGTCTTTCCGCAATGGATTATGCACCCGCAAGTGCAAATGCTTATCAGCGCAATAACCTGACTTTGAATGTCATCAAGTCCTGTGTGGATACGATCACGAACAAAATTGGTAAGAATCGACCTCGGCCTATGTTTTTGACTTCTGGTGGAGACTGGGCACAGCAGCAGCTTGCAGAGCAACTAACAGCTTATAACGACGGCTTGTTCTATCTCACAAAGATCTACGAAGTTTTGCCCATGGTGTTTCGAGATGGTTGCATTTTTAACACCGGTGGTTTTGCAAAGATCTATCGAGAAGAGAGGGACATCAAAATCGAGCGAGTTCACAACCAAGAGCTCTTCTTTGACGATATTGAAGCCTACTATGGCAAATACTCGAATCTGTATCAGCTGAAGTATTATCCCCGAGATGTGCTCATTGATATGTTTCCATCCAAAAAGAATCTGATTCTAAACGCTCCAGATGCAGAAGTGCGCTATGGAGTGACTCAAAGTCTATCAGATCAAATTCAAGTGATCGAAGCTTGGAAGCTTGCTTCAAAGAATGCTCTCGGAAAGCACGCAATTGTAATTCCTAACGGTATCCTTGTCGAAGATGACTGGAAGTATGACTACTTCCCTTTCGTACAATTTCAGTGGTCGGCTCCACTGTTTGGGGCTCGTGGTCAATCCTTGGCCGAAGAACTCACTGGCATTCAGGTTGAAATCAATCGCATTTTAAGAACTATTCAGCAGATCCTTAGACTCACTGTACCTAAGCTTTTTGTCGAAAAGGGTGCGAAGGTCGTTTACTCGCATTTAAACAACGACATCGGTGGGATTGTAGAGTTCTCAGGCACTAAGCCTGTTTATGATTTCCTTCAGGCTATTCCACCAGATCTTTACGCGCAGCTTGATCGTTTATATTCGCGAGCTTTTGAAATCGCTGGGATCTCTCAACTAAGTGCCCAGGCTCTTAAGCCAGCGGGTCTGGATTCTGGCAAAGCCATAAGAGTTTATAACGATCTCGAAACAGAGCGCTTTATTTTAAAGGCTCAAGCTTACGAGAACATGTACCTAGAGGCCTCTCGGCAAATGATTAACTTGGCTAGAGAGATTGCGGATGAGTACGGATCTTTAAAAATCAAAGTACCTAATCGAAAAGGCATTGAGCAAATCGATTGGAAGGAAGTCGATCTCGAAGAAGATTCCTATATCATGCGACTCTTTCCAACCTCTTCACTATCGCAGACACCGGCTGGACGACTCGCCGATGTGCAAGAGCTACTACAGGCTGGGTTTATCTCACGAGAAGATGGCCTTAAGCTGCTCGACTTCCCAGATCTTGAAACAACCATGTCCCTTGCTAACGCAGCAGTTGAGGACATTATGTCTACAATCGATAACATGGTTAAAAAGGGAATCTATCAGGCTCCAGAGCCGCTTCAGAATCTGGAATACGGTATTGGCAAATGTCAAAGCGCTTACCTGAGGGCCAAGCTGAACAAGGTTCCCGAAGAGAGACTTGAGTTACTTCGCAGATGGATCGAGGAGGCCTCAGCCTTGCTTCAATCGATGCAAGCACCAGCACCTATGCCCGGACCGATGCCTGAACAAGCCCCCCTAGGTGTACCGGAGGCTGCCCCAGTAAGTGAAATGCTGCCACTGCCAACCGTTTAATTGAGAGGAGAAAGCAATGTCCGAAACTTCGCAAACGCTAGAATCAACCGAAACTAAACCAGAAACTACGACGGAAACACCTGTTCAAGAGGCAATACCGAATGAAGCAGCAAAACCAGAGGTCAAAGAAGAGCTACCGAAAGATGACGAGTTTACTAAAAAACTCAACTGGCTCGCAAAAAAAGAGCGCAAGCTTCAGGAAGAAAAGGCAGCGGCAAAAGCGCTCAAAGAAGAAATCGAACAACTACGACGAGAGAACGAAGGCTACAAATCCTGGAAAGATGGCCTTAAAAAAAATCCTCTTAAAAATCTTAAGTCTGAAGGTATTTCCTTTGAGGATCTTACAGCTCAGGCTCTTTCGGGCGATCAAGAAAATGACCGCTTGCTTGCGCTGCAGCAACAACTCGAAGAGCTAAAAAATGAACTCGGAGGGTATCGAAAGATAAATGAAGAAAAAGAAATCCAAGCTCAAAAAGCTCAAGAGGAATACGCCGTAAACGCATTTAAAGCTGAAATCGGTGCTTTCATTGATACGTCAACGGACCATGAGTTAATTAAATCTTTGGATCAAAAAGATTTAGTCTATAATGTCATCGAGGAGCAATACGATCAGACTGGTCGCATTCTTTCACTGAAAGAGGCGGCTGACTTGGTTGAAGGTTACCTTGAGAAAAAGGTAGAGGAAGATGCAGCTCGCCTCACCCGTACAAATAAGTACAAATCAAAATTTGCATCTAAATTTCTTATTGAAGCTAAGGCAGAAGAAGCTCCCGCAAAGGCAGAATCTACACAACCGCGGGTCACACTAACAAATAAAACAGAATCGTCACCGCGAATGGATCGTGAGTTGACCAGAGAAGAGCGTCTCAGAGAAGCCGCATCTCTGCTTAGATTCAATACTTAATTTAGGAGTTTAAAATGGCACTAGATCTGACAAGCTTCGCCCCAGCGCTGAAGCAGTATTACACCAAAGGTTTTATGCAAAACATGGTGTATAAGAATAACCCTTTCTTGGCACTTGTTCCAAAGTACACTGATTTTGTGGGTTCTAACATGCCCATTCCGGTTATCTATGGTAACCCCACAGGTCGATCGGCTGCTTTTGCAACTGCTCAAGCAAACAAAAACGAATCAAAACTCAGTGGATTCACCATTACTAGAAACAAAGATTATTCTTTGGCTTCGATTGATAACGAGACCCTGGAAGCTTCGCAAAACGATCGTGGCGCTTTCATGAAAGCCGTTACTGTAGAAGTTGATGGCGCTATTCAAGCTGCTACTCGATCTTTGGCAACTGCTCTTTATCGAGATGGAACTGGTGCGATTGGCCGTATTAACGCCACCGTTACTGGTACTACTTTGACACTCGCTACTGCACAAGATGTTGTTAACTTTGAAGTTGGAATGAAAATCAACTTCACCGGTGACTTGTCTGCAACCCGAGCAGGTGGTCCTTTGACTGTTACTGCAATCAACCGTTCTGCGGGATCGATGACAGTTGGCGCTAACTTGAACACCATTACGGGGTTGACCGCTGCTGACTACATTTTCGTTCAAGGTGACTTGAATGCAAAAGTAAAAGGCTTGGATGCTTGGTTACCTTCATCCGTAACTGCAACTTCATTCTTTGGCGTTGACCGAACTGCGGACAGCACTCGTTTGGGTGGCGTTCGTTACGATGGTTCTTCGCAACCTATCGAAGAAGCTCTTGTCGATGGTCTCTCACTTCTTGAAAGAGAAGGCGGAAGCCCTGACTACTGCTTCATGAGCTTTGCGAACCTTTCAAACTTGAAAAAAGCTTTGGGTTCTAAAGTTCAGTATGTTGATGTTGATGCTGGCTACGAAGCTAAACTTTCGTTCAAAGGCGTCATGATCGATGGAAACAAAAAGCCTGTCATTTGTATTGGTGATCAAAACTGTCCTGCGGCAGTTGCTTACTTTGTTCAAATGGACGCTTGGGGTCTGTACTCCTTGGGCGATGCGCCTCGTATTTTGGATTCCGACGGAAACAAAATGCTCAGAGAAGCAAGCTCAGATGCAGTTGAAGTGCGCGTAGGATACTATGCACAGCTAGGATGCTCGGCACCTGGTTACAATGCGCGAATTGCTCTAGCTAGCTAATAGATAATGACCTAGAGGGGCTTCGGCCCCTTAGGTTTTTCAAGGAGAAAATTAAATGGCAGATCGAAACATGAAAAACATTCAAGGGCTAGATTACAAAGTGAGCGTGCTTGCTGGTTCTGTGACAGTGGCTACAGGTACTGGAGGTGTTACAGCAAACGCCATCCTTGGTGCCTCAGTTGCTCGTACTGGAACGGGAGCATTCAGAATCACTTTGGAAGATGCTTGGCCTGAATTGTTGGCGTGTCACATTGTCGTAGCAAAGGCTACAGCTCAGGATTTGAATCCTCAAATCAACGCTGTAACTCTTGCTTCAAAGCAAATCGATTTCCGATTGCTGACGGGTGCAACACCAACAGATGTTACAACAGAAGCAACCACGCTTTACATAACAATGGTATTTAAGAACTCTACAATTAATCCGTAAGAAAGAGGTGAACCATGATGCTCATGGGTGGCCCTAAAAAACTTGCGGCGATAATTGTAAGCTCGAAGAAAATGGACGCTCCAAAGTCTTCAGTAGCAATGGAAGTTCTTTCCAAAATGAAAGAACCAAAGCCTATTGAAATGAAGCCTAAGGAAGAGCCAGAAGAAGCGGATGCTTACAAAGAAGCTATGATGTCTCAGGCAAAGCTCATCATGAAAGCCATTGCGGCTGAAGATGTAGAAAAGTTTGCCGAGTATCTCAAGAATTTCGTCTCCATGTGTCGTGAAGACTCAGAAGAGACGGAAGAAGAAGGCGAAGAAGAGGGCGAAAGCTAAACGGCAACGGGGGGGTCACGCCCCCCGATTTTTTTTGGGGATGTATGGCTACACTAACGCTCGCACAACTAAAAACCCAAGTCCGACAAAGAGCGGACATGCAAAATTCACAATACATTGCAAACGATGAGCTAACTGGTTTTATCAACACCTCTATCGCTGAACTCTACGATTTATTAGTTCAGAAGTTTGGTAACGACTACTTTTTGAGCAATACAAGCTTTGCGCTTATTCCGAACACAGACACTTACAATTTACCTGCTGATTTCTATAAGCTGATCGGGGTCGATCTTCAGCTTCAAAATGGAGAGTATTCAACTCTCAAACGATTTGAGTTCTCGGAGCGAAATCAATACACAACAGCGCTCTATCGAGGTGTTTTTGGTGCGGCGTATTTAAGATACAAAGTGCAAGGCAATGACATTAGATTTGTTCCAATGCCTACTAGCTCCGAAAACATTCGCTTATGGTATGCACCACTTCCCACTTATTTAGTTTTAGATGCCGATACATTTAACGGATATTCTGGCTGGGAAGAGTATGTAATCGTCGATGCGGCGATCAAATGTCTTGAGAAGGAAGAGTCGAACACTGCTGCGCTAACTAATCGCAAAGCCTATTTGATTAAACGAATTGAAGAAGCTGCTGGTAATCGTGATGCGGCGTTCTCACCCAGGATTGCAGACACCAGACGAATTGAATTTGAGCAAGGAACCGAATTTAGGTTTTATTGATGATCTCTAATTTTAAAAAGATCAACGATCCTAAAGTCCCAAGCTTGCAAGGCGTGCAAGATAACGTACGCGAGACATTTCAACCCTTCATTACTAACCCAGTCTTAGATGGTACTTTGCTTGAAGGCGTTGATTTAGTTTATGGTCCTAACCTGGTTGAACATAAATTAGACCGTCCTTACAGAGGGTTTATAGTTACGAAACAACCACAGGGATCTGAAGCTGAGCCGTGGACTACTTGGACACCGACGATTTCAGCGGATGGATCTCTTCTTTGGACAGGGATTTCTGTAGCAATGGCTACCTATTCTCGCCAAGGGACTATGTGCCGTTTACAATTTAGATTGTCTGGAACACTAGGCGGCACAGCTGCTGGAGCTGTTTTTATTGGATCTCTTCCATTTGCTGGTTTTGATAACAGCGGTGTTGGTGCGTCTTTAGTGCAACCAGTTGGCGCGGTGTGGTTTATTACTACTGTCCAGGATTTAGCTTATTGTGGTTTTACACGAAATCTAGGATTTTCCACTTTGGCTTTATTTAGACGCGATCAAAGCAATTATCCGGTCAGTGGGACCTTAGCCGTTGTTGGAAATATCGAATACAGAATAAATGACGCTAATGCGTATTACGGGCCAGGCGTTTCTTTAGCAGAATCAGAATCAGATAATAAAAAAAGCTTCATTCGTTTGCGAGCAGACATCGCGGGCAAGTATGATCTTTGGGTATTTTAGGGAGTATTTATGACCACACCTGCAATGGGCCTCACATTACCAGTCGTTGGCGTCACACCTGGAGCCACAGCCGGAACCAACATTGTCGACAACTTTAATATCATCGACATTCATGACCATAGTCTTGGCAAAGGCGTTCAAATACCCACAGCGGGATTGAATATCAATGCGGCCTTAAGCTTTGGTAACCAGAAGGCATTTAATTTGTCGTTTTTGCAATTAAACGTGCAAGGCGCGAGTCCTATCGGCGCGAATGATCGGCCTAATGTTCACGTGTTGAATGGTGACTTGTACTATACCAACAGTGCGGGAACTGCGGTTCAAATCACGAATGCGGGAAGTATTTCAGGGACATCGGGATCTATCGGGGGCTTAGCTTCTCCGGCTTCAGCGCAATTTGCGACGAACACGTTTAGCTGGAAAGCAGACGCTACTACTTTTGCGAAGCAAAGTTTTTCTGACATTCAGCTTTACCCATTTAATTCGGGTGCCACCAATTTTCTCACGCTGAAAGTAAGCAATTCAGTTACTACGTACACAATAACGCTTCCAGATGCTGCACCAGCATCAACACAGCCTTTAGGGTTTACTTCTGGTGGAGCAATTCAAACGATTACTTACGATAGTATCGGTCAAAATATGACCGCCACTGGTGCCGATCCCATTGGCCAAGCCATGACGGCGACTGGTGCGAATAATGTAATTAATCAATATACGCGCACAACTGGCACAACTGTCGGCGTTCGTGGTGTGGCTGTTAGTAATAATTCTGGTACGTTTTCAACAACGTCGACATCCCTTGTTGATGTAACCAATTTGAGTGTGACAATTACAACCAGCGGTCGACCTGTTTATTTATTTATTCGTCCACAAACTTCCACGACAGCTGAAAGAGACGTAAGAGTTAATACAAGCGCAACAACCACAACCCTAACTGTTTCAGGCGTTCTTGCGTTTGTAAGAGGATCAACTGTCTTAACGCAACAGCGGCTTTTGTGTTTATTTGGTGACGGCGCATCGACTGGTAAACAATTACAAGTCGCCGTTCCTAGCTCTTCATGGTCATATATAGATATTGTTGCAGCCGGGACATACACTTATAAAGTCCAAGCTGCTGCGGGGCTTGGTGGCGATGAAATATTTTGTAACAATCAGGAATTAGTAGCGTTTGAACTTTAAAAGGCTAAACACGTGGCATTAGAAACTCAATACCTACAAGTGGTTTTTACAAACGGCATCGATACCAAAACCGATGCTAAATATGTCACAGACAATAAACTACTGGGATTAAGTAACGGAGTTCTCACCAAGACTGGTGCCATTAGCAAACGAAATGGATACGTAAACTTTGTTCAAGGCTCGCTCTCATTCACAGACGCTGGCGCGGCAATTACATTAAATACCATTGAAGCACTTGGCTCCTATAAAGAGCAGCTGCTGGTTTTTGGGCAAGGATATGGCGCAAGTTATTCACCGAGCGCAAATCTATTTAATGGCATTGGCAAAACTCCACAGGTGTTAGTGGGCTCGACTCAAGTCGTTGATGATAACAACGTTCAGACGGCTGCGGATTGGGATGCCGTTGATAACATCGCAGTTTACGCATGGATGGATTCAAACGTCGGAACAGCGGCGATTAAATACTCTGTTATCGATCTTTCAGATAACACAGTGATAGTTAACAAGGCCGTAGTAACAACCACAGCAGGCGCTCATTCACCACAAGTCATTATTGTAGATGCTTATGCGTACATTGTTTACGCGGTTTCAGGTTCTCAAAATATCCGCTACAGGCGCATTGATCGAAGCAATTTAAGAGCGTTGCAATCGGAGCAAAACTTCCCAAGCTCTAATATCAACACCACTTTAGCTAATCAGCATTTTGATTTGCATAAGCTAGACAACACTCGTTTTGCCTTTGCGTATAATGAACAGGGTGGCGGAATCGTTTTTGGGATTTGTAACGCTAACGTTGCCACTATTACAGTTTCACAAGATACGACATCGATCACTGAAAACGCAGATCAATGTATTGCGATTACGTGCGATTCTTTAAACAACCTTTGGGTGGCTTATTATAACACGAGCAATGCGATCGTCCGTTATTTTGTGCGCTCGATCGTTTTAAGTCAGATCCTCGCTCCGACTTCAGTCACAGGAGCTACAGGCGACATCAAGGCGTTAACGATAGCGATAGATCCTGCGGATGTCTCAAAAGCTTATGTTGTCATTTCAGAAGCTGGGATGATTACTGGCAGCGTCACAAGTGGAGATACAACGACAGAAGAGTTTGTTTGCAATGGTCATGATTTGCAGACTGGCATGAAGATTAGATTTTCTAGCATTGCTACTCTTGCGACAACGCCAGCTTTATCAACCAGCACTGATTATTTTGTGCGAGTTACAACTGCAAATAGATTTGAAGCATACACAACTTTATATGGCGCTTTAGGAAATATTACAGCCGATCGTTTAAATATCACAACGAGTGGTACTGCTACGGTAACACCACAGGGCTCATACAATGGAGCGATTGCGCCTTACTACTGGTCTTGGAATGTTAGGTCTTATACGGCCACAATAACTGGTGGCACGCTTGCTGCTTCACAGTTTTTAAATCAACACTTAGTCTCGAAAGCCTTTGTCGCTAATAACGACATCTTTTTTGTAGGTGAATATGTTTCAACAGAACAGCCGACTTACTATGTGTATTCGGCAAAAAATGGCGCTATTCAAGCGAAGATGCGCCCGGGCGAAGCTCAAGAAGTTAAGACGACTTCTGCGCTTCCTAAGTTTTTAAATTATACAGGAAACACTTGGGGTGTTCCCTTAGGTGTTAGGTCACGTCTTGTCACGTTTACCGATACAACTAGACTTTGGTTGCAGGGCATTTATCTAAGCACCTTAACCTTTGATTCAATTAACCAGTATTTTAGCGAAGAGTTTATCGATAATTTAGTGGTGCAAAGTGGGATTCTACAATCCTACGACGGCGCTCAACTAGTCGAATATGGATTCAATAAATTCGCTGAATACTTTCAAGCGGGCGTCGCAACAACATCAACAGCTAATACGTTAGGCAATGGGACGTATCGATATGCTGCTGTGTATGAGTGGACGGATGCCGCTGGAATACGACATCAAAGCGCGCCGACATTTAGTAATTCAGTGACCGTAGCAAGTGGTCCTAAGCCAGTTTGGTTAGTTTTAGAATCGCTTCCTGAGTCAATGACACTAAAAACTAATCCTAGTGTCATCATTTCACTTTATAGAACTGAAGCGAATGGGATCATTTTTTACCGCATCACGTCGTTATCATCGCCCACATACAACACACCCACAACGTATCAAATCACCTATCAAGACACTCAGGCAGATTCTTTGATCATAGGGAATGAGGTGTTATACACAACTGGGGGGGCTTTAGAAAACATAGCACCACCATCGCCTAAGCTCATTGCTGTGAACAAAACGCGATGCCTCATCGTTCCGTCTGAATATCCTCAAGAGATCTGGTACACAAAAGAG